AGTGGCGGCCGGCTTAAATTTTAGTTGACCTGTCATAACGCCACCTTTGAGATTTAATTTCTTGTCAAGCTCTTGCTTCGATTCAGCTTTTGTATAGACGGTCTCTTTATCTGCTTTTTGTTGTAGTTTCTGAGCGGTCTCGACTTTTGTCGCTAATTCATCGATATTTGGCTTGTTAGTCAGTAGATTGTAATCGAGTGGGCTAATGTATCCAAGTTCACTAAATCGATTGTGGCCATCACCTGCTCTGACAAAACCTGTGTCTGTCTCAAAGCCTATCTCACTCTCCAGTAAGATGACATCACTACGAGCCCACTCGCTAGCAGTCATCCGCTTAAATTGGACTCGCAGCGGTATATTTTCACTCATTTTTTACCTCCGTCTAAAATCATTTGCGGGCTGTCTGACCACTGCCCTGCTATCGTGGCATTATTACCGTCAACCACATCTTTATAAGCCATCTCAAGGGCCATATTTTGCCCCTCTGAGGCGTTTATCTCAACAGACTTAGATTTATACCAATCACCTGTTAAAACGCCTGTATAGCTCAAAGGATAAACACTGATAACCTCTTTATCTTTAGTCAGATTAAAAGTCTGTGGCTCCATCTTAGCTTTGGTTGGTGTCAGCACTAACTTAACTCCCTTGTTGTTAGCCTGTGTCAGCGTGACAGCCACTTTTTTGAGTAGCTCACAAGTCTGGCTAAAGCTAATCGTGTAGATCTCGCCACGCTTAAAACCACCGTCGTTGGCTTCTACCTCGATGTAATCCTCATCAATTTTTTTAACACGGTTAGGGTCGCCAACCAATAAATTTTTGTTGTAGCGGGTCTTACCGTCTGTACCGATAATCTCGGCATTTAGACGTGCCGTCTCGCTTGTCTCGCTGACCTTGTTTTTTAAGTCATCAAAGTTTTGCTTAAGAGACGGGATGTCATCAACTTTGATAGCCTCGGTGATTTTTTTGATGGCTTCTTCCGGTAACGTTAGGTTTTTGAGGGTGGCTCGGAACTCTTCAAGCTCTTTATCGGTGCGTTCATCAACTTCTTTGATTTGTTCTTTCAAGGTGTTGAATTGCAAGCCTTCTTGCTCAACCTTCTTTTTAAAGTTATCAAATTCAAGGTTAACTTTGCGCCAATTGTCTTCCATCTCCTTTTTGCCAGTCTCGATGCGTTTTTCGATGCCTTGCAAAAATTCCTGAAATGTCATCCCTAAGTCTGTGATAGTCTCTAAAGATTCATCTATCATGTTTTGGACAGCCTCTTTACGAGACCGTGACTCACGATTTTGGACAACGCTGTAATCACCAAGTGTTACGACTGACCTGTTAAAATTAAGCTTGTCAATATCAATCTCATCAACCCGAGTTTCAAAAGCTATTTTTACCTCATCATAGATAATGGCTACTGAGTCGCCTTTCCACGTCTCTGGACCAATGTCTAAGATTTCTGCCTTGTAAATTCTGATAGGGATTGACAAACGCTGCAATTCTTCCCAAGTTGCTTTTAAGAGTTCTGTCTTATCCTCGATTTCCTCATTGACAAAGACACCCCAGCGGTGTTTTAGCTCACCATTTTGAGACAAGCCGTATTCTTCCCTTGCACTATCTAGTGCTACAAAGTTTTGACCAGCTGGTTTGTCTATCGGGTCGCCTTTTTCGACCGACCAGACAACATCAGTAAATTCGATTCTTCGACCGTAGCCTTGCCACCTTTCTTCCTGTGGCAAGTGTCCCTCGACATCTTTAGGCTCAGCTTCTTCGTGTTGGATTTCCTCGCCTTTGCCTCGGCCAATCAAGCAGGTTACGATGTCATCTGTTGATTCCTCGTAGACGACTTTTAGCAGGTTGTTGCCATGTTCAAATTGCTTTCCAGTCGGCTTACCAAAACGCTTCTTAAGGTCGATATAGCGACTAGTAATTTTGTTATTGACAAAGGTGTATCTAACATTAAATTCGCAGTTAAAAGCTTCTACAACCTTAATCAGAGCCGCTCGTGGACTGATGTAGTAATAACTAAGTGTTCTAACCTCAGAAATTCCTTCAACTTTACCAACTTGGTAGCCTGTGTCCACTAAAGCATCTTCAAGACAAGCATCTGCGGACGATTGCCTAAATCGCTTGTCTTTGATAATGGCAATGGTGTCGAGGTCGCTCTCAGCTTTGTCTAAGCCTTTATAAAATTTACTGTCTTCTAGGTTATAATCAATAACTTTAAAAAGTTTGAAGACCTCTCTTTCCTCGTCTGGGACTTTATGGAAAAAACCAAAGTAGACAAAAGGCTCAATGTCATAGTCAATTGGCACTTCAAAACTAGCTTGGTCCCAATCATTGTTTTTGACCTTAAAATGCCACGATAGCAAGTCCTGATGGCCAACTGTATCAATTAATTGCTCCAGTTTATCAAAGAGATAAATCATAGATAAACCTCCCTAAACTCTGCAGTTATGGTGGCATTGTCACATTTTAAGGTGTTTACACCTGGTCTCAATTCAAAATAGCGACTGTTAACCATATCTAAATCGCCAAGGATGTTGCGGCCGTTCTGGGTAATTTTACCTGTGGCCATATCAATCTTGATTTCGTCAATGGTATAAGTACCAGTCAGTCTGATATACTTTTGACTTTCGACATGTAGCAGCTTGATTTCTTCTGTTGGTGATGAGAGGTTGAGAGTGATGATAGGTTTTGTATTGAATAAGCCATCATTTTGAACAACATCCCCTTTTTTGGTTTTTATACCAGACATTTTAAATGGATCATAACAGATAAAAACCAAGCCAATAATTTGTTCGTTAGAAACTTCTTCTGGGACATCTTTAGATTTAAAGATGCCTAGATAATTTCTGTCAGGTTCGTCTGAAAATGATAAAAAAACTTGATTGTGACTAACAATTAATTTGTTTAATTTTTCATATTGTAAACGCATTGACTTGTTATCTTTTCCACTGATTTTAGCTTTTATTTCTAGTTTTCTGACTTCAACTGTGGCATTGTGGAAATACTCTCCGTTTCGTCCTAACACACTTGTTGTTTGATGTTCTAAGTCCACCACATCACGACCAGAAACAGTCAATGTCCTAAAGGTACCGAAACCATTATTGAGTTCGTCTTCTAATACCTTTCCACCAATTGTTGTCTTTAAATTAAAAGTAACTTTCGGAGTACCTCTGATAGTATCGTTAAATTCGTACATTTTACTCCTTTCAAAAAACTAAGAGAAACAACTACCAGCTGCTTCTCTTTAGTCTGATTTTTTCAATTTTTGCTTGTTGATTAGTGATGTCACTTACAAATGCTTCGTATTCGTTTCCGCCTAAACTAAAGTTTATATACGCTGGTTGAGCTGTATGTACGAACTCTTGTTGCTGCGATAACGATTGTGAACTCTCTGATTTGATAACACCTTGGAATTTAGCTCCAATGCTAGCCAGTCTATCTGCGATATTAAAATCAAAGCTATTGATGCTATCAAATAACCCGCCAACAGAGTCGTCAACGACATCAGCGTTTTTGTCGATACCCATAGCTACCCCTTGCGGGATATATTGTCCAACTCGTTTTGCAAACAACCTTGACGGCGAATGAATCATCGCCTTGGCTCTTGCTGCTCTCTCGGCTTGTGCTACAAGGGCGTTTGCTGCAGCTGTTACAGCTCCTAGCGCTGAATACATTCCTTGCGCAAGCCCTTGTCCGATGTACGCTCCAGCTTGACGCATAGGACCAGCTCCCGCGTTGGCTCTTGATACCGCAGCATTAACCATGCTAGAAATAGCATTAATAACAGCACCTTGTTGAGAAGATAGCCCCCGAGCAAGATTTTGTCCTGAACGCTGTCCCGATTGTCTCATTTGTTGCTCTAGTTGAGACCCAAATGTCCTAGCCTGAGATAGCATTCGAGATAAGATTGATTGCATTTGAGAGGCCGCTTGATTAAATGATGTTATAATGCTGCTTACTATTGCAGCCATGGCAGATTGAATCATAGATTGCATGCTAGCAAATGCTGACGAAACAACTGTTGTACTAGAAGCAAAAGCTTGTATTTGACCAACAGTTGCTGTCGCAGAAGCCCCTATTTGGCTAAAGCCAGCTGATACAACAGAAAGCACAGCTGATAAACCAGCTATTGATGCAACTAGCACTCCTGTTGTTGCAGATAAGCTCATCAAATTAGCATTGAATGCTGCTATTGTAGGACCGGCAGATGCTAAACCTGTACTAAATGTTGATGATTGAGCAACAAACGCGGCAAAGCCAGCGCCAGCTTGTGCTAGAGCTGGTGTTATTGTCATTAGTTGAGCTTTAAACATAGTGATTGGAGCATTAATTGCAGTCAATCCAGTCACTGCTGCCACCGCCTGAGTAGTAAATGTGGTAAACCCACTCGCTGCCATCGTTAGGACTGGCGGTAGAGTTGCAACTGCTGTCTTAATAGTTGCCATGGTGGTGGCAAAGACTGTTAATCCAGCAACTGCTATAGTAGCACTTGTTGCTAGGTGTGTCATTCCGTTGGCTACTTTGCTCATAGCAGAGCCCAACATGGTCATTTGACCAGCTGATGCTGCTATTTTTCCAAGTCCACTAGCTACTGCTGCAAGTGTTGCAACTAGATCTCCAAGTGACAGGTCAACAAGCATTTTAATGCCTCTAGCCATCTCTTTTACGCCACGGCCTGCATTAAGTGCCGCAGTACCCATAGAATCAAGGATATTTGCAACACCGTCAAGGACATTCCTAACTGCACTACCAAACGATTCAATTACTGCCCCAACACCTTCTAGAGCTGATTTTACACCATTTCCAAATCCTTCAAAAGCGGTTCCTAGACCCGTCAATACATCTTTGATAGCCGAACCGACAGATGAAATAACAGTAGCTATGCCATTGAATACTGCGGTAATCACACCAGTTAGCGATTGGATAACAGCACTAATGGAGTTAATAACCCCAGAAATACCACCAAGAAGTCCTGTGAAAGCCCCTATAACGAGAGATGCCCCTGTTGAAACGGCTATAACGAGCTGAGATAATCCGCCCGCTACTGCGCCTACAATCTGAGAGATAGCTCCAGCTACAATTGGCAACATAGAGCCAATAGCGTTTGCGATAATAGGTAGTAAAGTGGCTAGACTATCAGTGACCTGTTGTAAGATTTGCACAACAACATCGCCAACGGTTCTTAAAATTTGACTAATGCCATCAGCTTGAGTTCCTGCCAAGGCAAAAGCTGCTCCTACCATTAAAACAGCCGCTCCTAAAGCTAGCCATGTGGTAGGCGGTACCATAGCAATCGCAGCACCAAGTCCCTTGAATGCAATCGCTAGCCCAGTGCCTATACCTTGCGCAACTGTTGATATTGCGGTTCCTAGAGAACTAATGATAGGGGGGATTCCAGACAAAGCAGTTTTAATACCAGCTCCGATACCTTTTGCAGCTGTTGATATGGCTGTACCAGCAGACTTAACGATATTACCCAAGCCGCTGAAGATTTGGCTAATAATGCCACCGCTTCTTCTAGCGCCGTTAGAGGCTTTGTCTGTTCCTTCTTTGGCTTTGTTTCCAAAGAGGCCAAATTTGCTGCCAATTTTATCCAAAAAAGAACCAATGACGCTTTGTCCCGTTAATTTTTCGAATAATTTAAAGCCTCCCCCGACTGCTGCAAAAGTGGCTATCCAGCTTTGCAATCTGCCAGGTTCCATTTTACCGACAACATCAGCAATAGCTTTTGCAAAATTAGACACATGCTTTACAATTCCGCCTACAATAGAGCCAAAGTTTTTCCAACTGCCTCCACTCATAGCGCTAGCTACATTTTTTAACGCTCCCCAAACACTTTTTAAAGCTCCTGAAAAAGCACTAATTGCTCCAGTTTGTTTGAAACCGTCCCAAAATTCTTTGATTTTCGAAACGACAGACGAAATGGATGTTGCAACCCTAGAAATAACCTTCTCGATGTTAATTCCTTCAAGAAATTTCCCGATGTTATTAGCAAACCGAGAAAAATCAACTTTATCCAATTGCTCAGCAATAGATTTAAACGCTCTGATTCCAAATTGATTCACTTTTTCAAAAGCTGGTTGCAATTTGTTGGATAAGCCTTCTCGCATACCGTCGATAGCTTGGTCAACCGTTTTGAACTCAGTTGCCATCTTTTGGAAACTCTTATCATTGCCTGCTTTTTTTACCGCCTCCAAAAAGTCACTGGTTTTAACTCTACCAGCCTGAATATCAGCGACGAGTTCATCAAGATTTTTACCCATAGATTTAGCGACTTTAGCCATACCCGCGGGTGCTTGCTCCAACATTATCCTAAAATCTTGCCATGCAACTGTTGGTCTTCCAACAGCTTGTGTCATTTGCTGACTAATTGATTTCATGGCCTGCTTCGGATTTTCAGCAGATGCAGCTAACCCGCCAAAAGCTTTTACGAGCTTTCCGGTATCTTTCACACCAACTGCTGCTAACTGTGCATACGTGCTAGCCATATCTGATGCCGAGTAGATTGTTTTAGTTGCATAGTCTTGCATCGCCGTTTTAGCTGCCAAAATTTGTTTTTTTCCAAACCCAATGTCCGCTAAATTGGCGTCAAACGTTTTCCACGCTTTAGCGGAACTGTTCATTTCGCCAAGCATAGAGCCAAGACCAGATGACACTGTCCTTGTCATTGCTGAGATAGCTTGTCCAGCTAGGTTAGCCCCAAGCATGTTTTTAAACATAGACCCAGCTCGTTGAGAAACGCTTGAAAAGCCTCTTGAACGCTTTTCCAAGCCATCGATTGAACGGATTGCCGATTGTAATGTTTTGCCAAAGGTTTTATCAACAGCGGTCAATACCGCTTCAACAGAATAAGATTCTCCCATTTAACCTCCTTTCTTTAAAGGTTAGCTTTGAGAAGTAAATCCATACCTTTCTTGTCGTAACCTTCATCAATTTCTTGAGTGATTTTTCGGATCTCTTCCTCATAATCAAAAAAGTCCTTGAATTTTTTATAAACAGGGACTTCTTTTTTATTTTTCTTGCCACCAACAAGTTTTGTTGCCGTAACTTGGTGGTTTATCCAAGCTTGTTTGTGAGCTTTATGTGATTCATCAACAGCCGCTAGTGCTTTGCCTGTCATTAATAAATCATATTCATACAAAGTTAATCGCCCGATTTCATTGATGTCAGTCATGCCGAGATATCTAATACAATTAAGCACAATCATCTCAAAGCTTTCTTGAGAAGAATAATGTTCATTGGGTTCTTTTAGGCTTCGGCTGCTACCTCTGCTAGATTTTTCTCTACTCGAGCCATAAATAACTTTGAAGCGTTTGACTGACGTAACTCATCTAAAACATCATTAAAGAGTTTTTCAATATCATCGACTTCATCAATGTAGTCGTAAATGTCGTTCAAGCTTGGACGAGGTGATTCTGTAATAGTTCCGACATGAATGATTTCGGCAAGTGTCACAACATTACGCTCAAACAAAAATGGGACCGTTGATTGTAAGCCAGTACCGAATTTCATCCCATCACGTTCTGTAACATGATTTTTATCCATTTCAGCAACAAATCGTGTGCCAAATTTTACGTTATGAGTTTTTCCTTTAATTTCTAATTGCATTGTTCTTTCTCCTTTAAAATAAAAGGTTGGATGCTAAATCCAGCCTAACAGTTACATTTCAAAACTGTTTTCTTTTTTAGTTTCTTCGCCGTTGGACTTTGTTGTATCTTTAAAATTGTACTGTACAGCTGCTTTTTGGGCATCTGTTAATGTAGCGTCACCTTTCTGACCAACACCGTTGATGGCAAATTCCATTTCAATTTCAATGTTTTCTTCTGCGTTTTTCTTAGCACTGAAGCTTGAAATGTATCCTTGGTAATAAGTCGCTGGGTATTTATTGGAACCGTTTTTTTTGCTTGCTTCTTCTGAATCAATATCCCAAATTTCTACAAGCTCACCTTTTTCCATGGCTTCTTCTAGTTTGGCTGCTAACTCATCACCTTTAGCTAAAATAGATGTTGCTTTAAAGTCGTATTCTAAAGCTCCCACAGATTGGATAATACCATCTTTAGTCTTTTTGCTGTCGACGTCACGACTTTTACCAACTTCGTGTTCCGTTTGAAAAGCAAGTTTAGTCGCTGGTTTTTCGGACGCCTCTTTTAACAAACGAAATAACAAGATTGAGTGAATTCCTTGTTTTGCTTCTAATTGTTTTGGTTGTGTTTGTGCTGTCATCTCTTTTTCCTTTCTTAAATTTTCTTCCTCTTGTGTTGTTTCTTTGCTAGGTTCTGGCATTACTACCTCCTATCTCAAATTAAATCTAAGTGTGACAATCGCTCGTTTAAGAGGTGTCACAGTTGTTGTATCGTCCAAAATCTGAACAGACGACTGACGGCTATTAAACGACCAGTAAAAACTGTCAGAACTCTCCACTGCCAAAGCTTGCGAAAAAATAGCAGATGCCATGTCAGACACCTGCTTCCGTTTTTTCTGCAACCCCCAAACGGACAATGTAAGTTCAACTGAACCTTTAATGTCGTCTTTATTTGGAATATATTCCGCATCAGTAGATTCCATTTCCACAAATGGATATGGGACTTCAAGCGGTGGTTTATAGTCGTAAACGTCGTAGTTTAGCGATTGGATACGCTTGTACATTTCATCAAAAATAGACTGATCTCTAGTTTTAATCATTTAACAAGTGCCTCCAAATCTTTTCTAAACTTAACTTTTTGCTCTTTTAGAGCTGGCAACACAAATGGTTGTTTATCCATAAGGCGAGTTCCTCTTTCAAGGTAGCCAGCATAATGAGTTCCTGGTTTAACCGTGACACTAAGTCCACCATCGCCGATTTCCATGGTAATAGAACGTCTGGTTGCACCTGTTGAGTAACCTTTTGTAAATACCGCTTTATTAATCATTTTCCTTTGAAGCTGATTACCGTTATCCCTGACAATCTTCTTGACAGCGTCTTTTTTGATAATAAGCTCAAGTTTATTTTTTAAACCAGCTGTTCCAACTACTTTTAAAGATATATCAGCTACCAATAGAATCATCTCCTTCCAGATAAAAAACAATAGCGCCAAGCTTGTTTGCCTGCGCTTTGTATCTCTTACCCTCATACTCACAATAATCAAATGCTTTTGTGTAAGGCTGTTTTAGGTAAATGACTTTACGGTCCTTTTGATAATCTCCAAAAATCTGCACGGACTTCTCCACACCCATTTCCATCGCAAAACAAGGTTTTGTCTCGCTTATAGTCTCTGTGTGCGTGTACTCGCCTAAATCAGGGTCGTATCGCTCATCTGTCGTTTTAACAAACGTAACTCTATCTGCATATCTCATAAAAAGTACAGTCCCCCTTTACGAGATTTGTCCTTGATTAAGTCAAGCTTTGCCATAATCATGTTATCGTATGGTTCAAACTCGTCCAAAAAGTCGTAGTATGTCGTCGTATGACCTTCCACACTCTCACTTTTTGCCCTTTCTGCACCTCTACGGTTAAATCTAGCAATTAAACAATCTTCTAAAACAAAACTAAAAGCGCTGTCTATTTTGACAACGCCATATTTAGCTTTAAAATGGTCTGTAACGCGTTTTAGCAACATGTTAAGTAAATCGTCCTGTTGACTGTCTAAGATGCCTAAATCAAGCTTTACATTGCTTATAACGCTACTTGTGTTTACTGCATCCATAAACACCTCCAAACTATCCGATTGCTTGCTTTAAAAGCTTCAATAGCTCGGATTTTTTAAGTTTAGCATCATACCCAACATTTAGTTCGTCAAGTTTGCTTTTAATCTCACTCACTTTTAGCTTGTCAAAGTCTACAGACGGTTCTAAAACACCGCCCTCTGTCAAAAACTCTACTCGGTCGCCCGAGTAAATATCGCCGACTTCGTAGACTACTTTTGTTACTTTATCTTTAAATGCTCTAATTACTCTAGGCATGTTGACCTCCTACATCTCAAAGCTGTTTTCTTTTTTAGTTTCTTCTTCGGATTCTGTTGCATTAATGATTTGTACTTCTTCCAAGCGTTCAAACGATGGCAAAGCAATCATAGAAACTTTTGTTTGGACGTTCACTGGGTCAGTTGTCTTAGTAGTGGTAATTGCAATACCTGTTTCAACAATAGAGACCTCAGCATCTGTTGCCTCACCACCAAGCAAATCTGATTGCTCTGGAGTAGTACCAAATACTGTGTAACCAAGATTGCCGTTAGGAACTAAAGTTGCAAATCCATCTGGGAAGTATTTTTTAGCTTTACCGTCGTCTCCGACAAACATTCCATCCTTAAGCAAAATTTTAAGACCTAGTTCATCGGCAATATAAGTTTCCAAATCGCCTTTAGTAACAGCTGCCCCATCTGGCGCCATAGGCTTTACAACGTCTAAAGTATTACTTGCATTTTTAATCAGGCTAAGTGTCTTAGAGTTCATGATGATAGCTTCTGGCACAAAGCCACGTTCTGCCATTGCTTCGATAGCTTTTTCGATGTCTTTAAGTGGTGTAGCGGTATCTGCTTGTTCCCATTTTGTATCTGGCTTAGTTGTTTGCGAAGAATCTAACCCATAATCAAAATCTTTCATGACACCGTTTGATGCAACATGGATTTTACCTTTAGACAATACTTCCATACGCATTGCTTCTAGACGTGCTTTTGCACCTGCAATAAGTGTTACTTTATCGTTGTAAATCGCTGCTAGCGCTGTGTCAATAAGCTCTTGATTTTTAGTTTGAGCTAACAAACTGAGCTGCTGACGGTCTGCTTCCTTGACAACCATAGCCTCTTTGAAGAATGGCATTTTTTCATTAAGCAATTCAACAGCCATACGATCACGTAGCGGCACTTTAGTGTCAAAAGCAGCTGCTTTAAGAGTAACCGGCTTTCCTGCTGCACCTTTAATAAATGACAGTTCAAGGCCTAGTTGTTGTTTTGGCGGAAACGCATTTTCCCCTAGCGTGTTTCCGACATTTTCGTTTTTAGCATTGTAAAAACCTTTGATATTTTCCGATGTGATAATTTCATGGATTAACGCCATATTTATTTACCTCCTTTGATAAATTGGATGTGTGGTAGTACTTCTTCCAAATTCTCATAATTTTTCGCAACAGATGAATCAGCAAGCTTGTCTGCATTAATAGTCCCACGATAGACACAAGAACCAGCTGCATCGCCATTTGTTAAATCAACATCTGTAAGTAAGATGCCGTCAATGTAGTCTGCACTGTCATCGACCGCTTTAACTTTCTGTTTGCGATCTTTAAATACTGATTCCGAGACACCTGCTAACACTGTCCCAGCTGGAACAACTTTCTTGCCGATTTCGTCTGAATCTAAAGTGACTGAAATAGCCTCATAGTCGAGATTGTGTAGAATCTCTTTAGATGTTATTACTTTACGTTTGTTCATAATTTCCTCCTAAAAAAGCTTGGTGCTTTGTTGTGCTGCCTTACTAGCCAAGTTAGCACCGTAATTGGTTTGTTTGCTCAATCCACCGCCGTTTGCTGGGGTTTCTTGTCGCACGGTCTTTTTAACTTCTTCAGCTACTGCTTTTTTAAATGCCACTTCAAATGTTTTTGCTTGCTCTAGTGCATCTTCTGCATCTTTTGTAGCAAGCAATTCAGCAAATTCAGACGGCAGCCCCTTGGCGATAAGATCCTTTTCGACTTGCACCACAAGTTTATCGTGTTCAAACTTGGCTTTTTCGGCTTCAAAGGCTTTTTTGCTATCTTCAAATTCACGCTGCTGACGTTCTTCTTCGGATAGTTTGGAATAGTCTTTTTCTTTTGCTAAAGCATTTTTCACAGCGTCATCAATACGCTTAGCTTCGTCTTTGCGCTGATTTTCCAAAGCTTTTTGAATAGCTTTATTTGTGTAACTATCCAACTCTGATTGAGATTGCGGAGCCTTAAAGCCATCACCGCTAGATGATTCACCATCTGTGTCGTTTTGTTGGTTATCTACGTCAGAAACCCCTTCTGAACCTGTACCGGTATCTGGAGCACATTTAAAAAGTTTTGCTAATAGTTCTTTAGTCATTTTTCCTCCCACGCTAGTCCTGTTTTTAAACACACCACAGAGCCACGAAAACGGGCGCCTCATGTCTCCTAGTCTCTATTAGGTATATTTATCCACAAGCCACGCTAGTGATTAATTTGAGCCTTTTTAGGCCATGCTCAGGGCACAATAAAAAGCCGTATTACTACGACTTTGGATTAGGTTCATAAGTCTGTTCAAAAATATCAGGTTTGCATGGATAAAATTCCCCAGCTACGTCTTTGATGATGTAATCGCCTTGATTAGCTGTCATAACACCCTCTAAAGTGTTTATACGTAAAACAGGACTGTTAACAACCTTGTCAACCTCAATCCAAGCTCTTTCTTCCGAAATCGCGCTAATTATCCACTCTGGATCTTCTTTTTGGCGAATATCACCGTACCACTGAAACGCTTCAACTTCGACAGGTTTCTTACGATATTTCATTTCTTACCCCACTTGCGCTTATAATTTTTCTTAATGTAGTCAACATCATCACCAATCGACTTGATAGCTGATTGGGTGTCTAAAGTAGCAGCCTTAACAGTCGCTAACTCGTTATTTGTCGCTTGAGCGTTCGCTGACACGATGGATCGTAATTCGGCGACTTCTTTAATCAATATCACAACTGCTGTTTCCAATTTGCGTTTCTTTTTGAGTCGTTTATTCATTGCTTTTCTCCTGTTTTTGGGTACAAAAAAAGACGGGCGACCACAGTCTTCCGTCTATAATAATATGTTTTTATTTTGATAATAAATTACGCTTTCTAACCTCTTTAGATAACTCTTTAGCAAATCTTTCAGACACTAAAGCTTCACTCATTGGCTGATAAAGCAATTCTTCATCACTCATTGCACTAAAGTCAGGAATTGGATGAGATTCATCCCACTCTTTTTGTTTTTTATTCAAAAAATCAGAAAAATCCATCGCTTACTCCTTTCTTATTTCCATAGTGATTTCTATTTCTTCATATTCATTTATCTTCGCATTAATTATATCATACTTTGTCCCTCGTGGTAGTATAATTTCACTTTCTTCCTCATTATCTGTAAGATAAACGTGGCTTCCTTTAGGTACTTTTATTTCAGTCTTAATAGGACGATATCCCATCACGTTTTTTTTAACATCATAACTTGCAGAAGTATATCCATCGTTGGTGTATGATAATCCTCCCTGGTTTAATTTATCCATAAAATTACCTGAATCAAAAATATTATTGTTTTGTTCGTTGATTGAACCTAATAACTCAAAGTCATCAAAGCGATATACTTTTATATTTTTGGGAGTTGAATTTATCGAGATGACACTATCCAATGTGTCGGTAATTAGTTTATCATCAACGTTTAGATAATTGTAGCCTTTATTTCGCAAGGTATTGTTTATATCAAACGCATGCGGTGTTCTAATGTACCCGGTATCTGCTAAATCAGCAGAGTACACTATTTTACGTTGCAAATCTGTTATTTTACTTGCAAACTTACTAAATAACGGCATGAGATTCGGTGTTATGTTTTTCAAATTTTTCAGATTTATCATTCACTTTTTCTTCTTGTTTCTTATCCAGTCCTACAACTGCACAACGACAATACGGATGAAACGGCGGAGAGTTTCCCCCTATTCTCCACTTGTCAAGGTGATATGGACCATGCTTAGCTATATCCTTGCAAACATCACATGCTTTAGGCTCAGGCAATATATCAAACATAGCAAAGCCATTCTCCGCCATGGATAATCTACCAACTTCCATCTGAACCCTTGCATGCTCCGTTATCGCTAGTCGCTTTGCGTAAGATGCTGACACATCAAACTCTCGTCTGATATCCCTTGCAATAGTTAAGCCATTTTTACCTCTTAGGATAGCACTCTGAACACTTTGAGATATGATACTGCGTAACTTATCTTGTCTGTCCCAAATGTTATCTGACCATTTTGCTCCTTTGAAATTAGCATTGATAACGGCATCAGCTAAGCTTTTCACACTCGCTTGGCTAGCAACTGATAATCCTAATAGCCCAGCTTGAAACTCGGTTTCTTTGCGATAGCCTTCATCAAGAAATTTCTTGGTTAGCTTGTGTTCGCCGTTGGCAAGTTCTTGCATTTCTAAATCAATGTTTAAGCGCAATAGCTCCAAAGCATTCGTTTTCATGGCTAAGTTGTAAATAGACATGTCTGCATTTTCTTGGTGGGTAAAGTCATCTCTTGTTACCGTTCTTCCCTCTTTTCGTAGCTTCTCAGTCTTTGCAACAAGTTCCTTAGCTTTCTTCTGGTAAGCAGAAATATCAAGCTCAGAAGCTCTCTTACGGGCTTCTGAAAGGTCTATCTTCTCTTTGTCAGCATAACGTTGATAAAACGACTCAATTTCTTTTTCGATATTCCTGAAATGATAATCGTGCAATTGCTTCATGGATTGCTCAAGAGAGATATCGTCTGCCTCTTTAGCATCCATTTCTTTCTTGATACGGTCACGCCAGTATTTACTCTTTCTGGTGGTCATGAGCTAACTCCCTATCAGTCAATCTACTGGTTTCTTCTAACTTCTGCGCTAGTTGACTACGTGATTTCGACTCGCTGTTGATAAGGCTAATTTCTTTCTTAGCATCTTCCACGATGTCTGTAATAGCCATAGCTGTCTCTTGCGACAACTCTCCACCCAATGCTTTAAAGGCTTCAATCTTTTCTTGTAGCGACTTAGGTAGGTTTGGTGTAAATGTGATTTTAAGCCTGTTAATATCAAAACCATCAATCTCTTTAAGCAATTGACTGATACGTGCGATAAGTTTATATCTACGTTTAAGCGACTGTTCAAACAGCGCTTGCATATCTACACGTTCCTGGTCAAGACCAAACACCTTCCATTTCAACGCCTCACCAGATTGTTGCCCCGCAAATTTGCTATCCGTCATATCTGGAGTGTTTGTAAACTTGTGTATATCTGACACGATACGTGTTTTATATGCCTCAGTACCGTTTACATCATACTGTTTATACAAGTATTTGGCATCTACAGATCCCTCACGCCCGTCTTGGTCGACAGGAGGCTCTAAGTTAAGTAATCTAGCTTTACGCATCTTACGTAAGTATTCAATGGCTTTTTCGGCAGTGTCGACATAGCCAGGGAATGATACACGACCAATGATTGCCAGAATCGCGTCTGACAAATCCTGCATGTAGTTAGCTGTGTCAGACTGCGCTGCATCATACAAGTCGATTAAAGACAACTCTGTCTCGTAGTCACCCATGCCGTCATCTGTGTTGAGGTACTCCGTGATTGGCACCGAACCAAACGCATGAGAGGAAATCTCTCCGATAGGTGTTAAATCACCATCATATTCAAACTTCAGGATTTTATTATCGGTGTAAAGCTCGACAATTTTTGTAGTACCATCTAATTGATTTTTGTTATAGTACCGCACACCAGCTAAGCTTGATTGCTCTAGGTTATTTTGATAGATAACAAATACTTCCCGTGGATCTAGTCTAACGACCTCTGTCTTGTCATCCATGCTGCGATAAATCAATTCAAACGCTCGACCAACCTTGGATAGGTCTTTTACTAATCTGCGGTTCAGCTGGTGGAAATTGTTTTTAACAGATAGGTCCTTTAATAGGTCTTGCTGCTGCTCGGTACCATCAATATACTCTACACGAATAGGATTACCCACCAAATAGCCCTGTTTGAGCGTTGAAATATACTTACCATAGTTATGCACAGCACGAACATCAGCCATGTCATCGTCTTTCCTACGGCCTATTTCGCTGATGGTGTGGTTATTTCCCTCTGCATAATCTAAAAGCTCTTGTATGCGTGGTTTTTGGACTTTATCGTGGTGCTCAATCATTTCACGGAGTAGCTTATATTTTTCGGTTAACAAGCTTTCTAGACTTTCCGCTTGATACCTCATGCGAGCTTCACGGTGGAACCTAAACTCTAATGTTTTAGTCTTTCCCGTACTATCTCTAAATGATTCTGTGTACATTATTTTCCTTTCTAGTAACCAAAACCAGCCCTAAGAACTTCAAACTGATTTGACTCGTTGCTTCTGATATGGTATTTTTCAAGCGCATATCTAATCGCATCAATAACGTGGTTATTCTTATCTATCGGTTCGTTTAACCAATTACCTTCTTTGTCTTGCTTAAAAGTGTAAGTATTAAACTCTTCTATTGTGTGTTCACAAGAAGGGTGGATGTATATTTTAAAACCTTGCATAAACTGAACTCCTTGCATAATAGACCCTTTACCCTTAAGACTGGCAACAATACCAGATACACCTTTGCTTTTTATCTCTGCTATTAGACGTTTTTCAGCGCTATCAGCTGCGATATAAGATTTATGCATATTTTTATCTCTTATCATTTTGACAATATGATCTGTCAACATAGCTTTTTGATAATGTTCATTGTAAAGCCATAATTCTTTGTTTACGAGGTCAACTGCAACACATATAAGAGTTGTAGGGTCTTGAGTAAAACCAAAGTCCATACCAGCTGAAGTCTCTTTGACACGTTGAATTGTTTTTTCAACATCAAAATCTACGACTTCAAAATTATCAAAAACAAGACCTTCAGCAACGCCCCATTCGCCATCACAGACGATTCTAGCTCGTCTTGGATTGGTCTTATACAAATCTTCATAGCGCCTTTTATCAACATCATCAAGCCATTCATTGACTCTAAACGTTGTAGTCCCAGAAAAAGTATCATCCCGCTTTGTCTCTTCATCAAAAAAGACACGCTTAAGCCAATGTCTTTCCGACCATGGGTTGAATGTGACTGTTATTTGTTTAAAAAAATCAGGAGCATCTAAACTACCGCGGATAGACTCTACGACCGTTGAAAACTTATCTTCTGTCTCTATCTGGTAAGCCTCTTCAAACCAAGCCCAGCACAAAGCGCCGACATCGACAGTAATAGATGTGATTTTTAACTCATCATCAAGTCCACGGAACAGTATCTTTTGGCCCGTTGCCTTTACAGTTATTTCTGGCAAACTCTCATTGAATTTAAAAAGATGCGAAACCTTTAATTGATTACATGCCCATTTAAAATCTGTATAGGTTGACTGTTTGTTAGTGTTTGAGTATCTACGGATGACCAATAAGTTAGCCCACGGATACTTCAGCAATCTAACGATAAAATTTAAAGCAGTCGTTTTAGATTTTTTAGATCCGCGGCTACCTTTAACTACTCGATAAAAATTTCTAGACCGCCAAAAAGCGCCATAACCTATACCGATTGTTGATGGCAAATCTACTTTAATCAGGGATGTTGTCTTCATTTGCAAACACCACCGTTCCAGAATGCTCTAATTCACGTTTTTCTGAGTAAGCTCCATTAACTTTATAAATTCTATCCCTAGCCCTACCCTGTTCTTCGTGACTTGGGGTATATTCTCTTTTCGTGTGGATAACCACTTGACCTGTCAGCATATCTGTTTCTTTGAATTCAGATATTTGGATTTCTCCACGGGCTATCGATGTATCTTGTTCCAACGTTTCTGCAACATCTTGAATACGGTCTCCTTTGGTATCTTTTGCCTCCAAAAAACGTTCCTTCATTGCTTTTTGAATTTCAACATTTTTCAACAAGCGTTGACCTTGGCTATAAGCGCTTTTTTCAGAATATCCAGCTTGTTTTGCAGACTCAGTAGCGTTAAATGTGGTGATGTACTTATCCACAAAACGCTGTTGTTTTTCGGTTAATTCCTCGTATGCGATTTTCCACCACCTCCAATCCATAATAAAAAGCCACACGATTGTGTGACTTCAGCCCGACATCTATGTCGGTCTGTTTTACCACAAGCAGAGGATTCGAACCTCCATCTCTGGGTTATCAGCCCAGCGCTTTGCGCATGCGCCCCTCCTCGGTACGTCTACCAATTACTTACGCTTTAAGCTAACTTGTTACAGGAACAGTCGGAATCGAACCGACACATCTTCTTCTGGCTCTTCGCAAAGAGTTTTCGGACTTAGCTAACGTCCCGAAGCAAGGCGCTACCTCCACCGTTTTCCAATCACGGTTCATGTTCCAAAGGTTTAGAAGAGCTAAGACCTCTCACAAACGCTCTTCTACAGACCTTGCACGAATCGAACGTGCCACTGCACTCAATATTTAGTGAGTATTTCCTAATGCGAACGCAAGTCCAAATAAACAGTCTAAATATTATTAACGGTGCCGTTTCGCCACAAAACTTAAGCCCACGATAGCTTATCACACCGTGCACAGTGCAACAACTCACTTCGGCCGAATCCTCAACCGAACTATCAGCTAACCACAAGCAAGGTTGCGACCCTTGTTTTACTTGCGGTTAATCAATCGACTTAGCGCTGGTACGCATGTTAAGAGGCGTTGCTAAGTCTTAATCATTAACACCGAACCCAGATTGCGTATTCTCCTCAAAGGAACGCCAATGTCAAATAAGGGTGTTAATTCACGGTGGACATCGCAAAGTTCCGTGATTCTTTTTGCTTTGATTACATTCCGCAATGTCACAGCGTGTAATCTCTGGGTGATTGAGACGGCAGGATTCGAACCTGCACGTCCCACATACTACAATATTAACACAGCTATTAGTATTATGTAGTATCAATTTGTATCTAATTAGTATTTTTTAGTATCAATTCCAGACTTTCCTTTCCTCGCCTAACAAACATAAAGTATTTATTACGATTTCCTATGTTTAAGCGTTCTCTGGCTCTCTCATAGTCTCCATCACAGTCAAGATAAGTCGTGAGTAAAACGTGACTCTCACAAATGCCCATGCTTTGCACAATCAAATTAGCCATTTCTTGTCGACGGTCTTTTAAACGCTCAATCTGATCACTATAATAGCTAACCATATGCAGCATCTTTATGTTTTTGTCTTCCTGTGATTGTTTAACCCCACCAGACACTCGCATATCAGACCATTGAGGAGACTTAACGAGCGACCGACTCATTAGGTTAGCGTCTCTTTCAAGGGTCTCTATGAGATGTGGGATAGTCTTTAATTCTTCCAAAAAATTATTAGCTTTTGGTGTCGGAATGTTGCCCATCTAACTCTCCATTCATGATATAATATTGTTGGGTATTTAATCATGAAGGCGTTCGCATGGACGTCTTTTTTTGTGGAGAAAAGTCCTCTCTTTCTTTTTTTGTTTTTCGACACAGGCGTACGATGTCAGTATTAGCGCCTTGAATAATAACAAATGACCGATAATCTGCGTTAGATTTGTTTTGGTGTAAGGAGGTCCTCGTTTCTATTTTTTAATTTCGGTCCACCCCCACAGAGCCATTGCAGGCTCTTGAGCGCTTGCGTGGGAATTTAATTGCTCAACTGACCGACATCAATGTCGGTCAGACTAGGCTCTTGAGCGCTTGCGTCTAGTTCTCTTATCGCTCTTTTCGCTTCTTCAATGTTCATTTTTGCATCTCCTCTAATACTTTTAAAAAACACTGCTCAGCAATGACTTGATCACTGCCTTGCCATAAGTCGCCTGTCACTTTTGTGATAATGTCACTGATGTTTTTTTGCGCACGATCCAGACGTTTAGCGATACGATTGCGATCAATTTGTTTTTTTGCTTTGAGTAAGTCCTGGATTAATCCATTTCTCTCAGCTACCCACGACCGCATGTCTTGGCACATATCGTATCTGTCACCGTAGTGTCTGATGTGACATATAGTATCGATTACTTTTTCGTTAGTGTTCATTTTGTACCTCGGTTAAAAAATTATAAATATCAGTTTGAATTCCTTTTTCAAAAAAGACTGGTTTGAAACGTACTAAGCATTTCTTCCTTCGCTCTCTTATAAAAATCTTTTTTTATTTCAAATCCATAAGCATTTCTATTCATTTCGATTGCTGCACGAATTGTTGATCCGCTTCCAGCAACAGGATCAATAACCACATCATCAGGATCTGTGAAAATCTCAATTAATCTTTTTAAAACTGGGATTGGTTTCTGTGTTGGGTGGATAACTGGATAAGAGCTATCCTTTTCCCACGGTGCATGATTAAGGATCATAGCTCCACTGTTATTGAATTTTGGTAACTTATCTCTGTATAAAACCGTTGCCTCCTCGACAGCACCAACAATTTTCATATTAGCTTTTAGTACTTGAGGACTTGATTTCTTTGTAAAATATAGTGGATAGGCATTATTGAAACCGTGTTTTTTACCGCATGCAATGACCAGCTCTCGCTGCTGCCAAGCGTGAAAAACAATCATTGCTGGCGCTTTTCCTTTTTCCTTTGGCTCTTTTCGTAAGAGACGGCTACAAAAATCAAAGAAATTATTGATTTTAAAATCATTGTCTGTATCAAAAAATGATTTACCTGCTAGTTTACTTTCGCCATTTTTGTTGCTTCCATTTTCGTACCAACGCGGGTCGCTCGCATAGGCATTATTGCCTAAGTTATAAGGAATATCCGCAATAATTAATTGCGCTCTTGGTATGTTGTAACGTTTAGCGTTCTCAAAATGATCATTATACAATTCGCATTTCACATCACTATCCCCCATTTCCAGTAAGCTCAAATTTAACAAATGTCATCCAATGTGTAGTGCCTCTTTGCTGACCAAAAAGCGGTTTAAATGGAATTGCTGACAAAACTTCTCTTACATTAACCTGGCAATCAGACCATTTAAAAACTAAAGTTCCTCCTACTTTTAGAACTCTCATACACTCTTCGAAACCTTTTGAAATATCTTCTTTCCAGTTTTCTTTATCAAGTTGACCATACTGGGCTTTCATAATTGAGTTTTGTCCAACATATTTTAAGTGTGGTGGATCGAAGACAACAAGGTTAAAGCTATTACTTTCAAAAGGCATGTCACGAAAATCACCAATTACATCAGGGTTGACATTGATTTTTTTGCCGTGCATCTCAAATTTTTCTTGTCTGACGTCCATAAAAGTTGTGTGAGGTTCGTTTTTATCAAACCAAAATAGGCGACTTCCACAACAAGCATCTAAAATCTTGATGTCTGTCATTCTCTATCCTCCATTACCTGTCATTTCCGCAATCCGCTTTGTCTGTCTCTGATTTTGCTCGCTAGCACGTTTAAGCTGCTTTTGTGTCCTGCTTAGCTGTGTACGTAGTCCTGTGATTTGCGACTCGTAATATTGTCGTGCGTCGCGATAGCTAAAATACGACACGATTACCATCATCCCAAATATTGCGATTGCAAGAAACAATAGTGCTTTCCAATCGTTTTTTAGGACATTAATTATTTTATTCAAGTCATCACGTAAATTTTGCAATAATTCATCTGTTGTCATTCTTTCACGCTTTCTATCCACTCAATTACCTTTAAGTACATGTCAGCTTGGGCTAACTGCCACTTCTCAAAGTCAGACAGGTCGTCTTTCCCCTGCTCATATCCAAAAAGCCGCAAATCACGCTGTTCGGTCAGAAATGCAATTACTTCTTCTTTAGTCATTCTTCCACCTCTGCCAAAATATAAGTCGCATCTCTCCCGTAAGGAGAAATTTGTACGACTTGATAACCAACAACTGTCACTTTTGCGTACTTGTTATTGTCGATAAAATCGTTTAGGTGGTCTGCTGCACTTTTCCATTCGTCCTTAAATTCAATATATTTTCTCATTCTTCCACGCTTTCTATTAAGTCTTGGTTTTCGTGTATGTTACCGATAACTTCGCAGTCCTCGTTTCTTAACCACAAATCTGATCCGCGTCGTCTATTGTCAATGCGCCAAGAACCACCTCTGAATTGATTCACTTTAAAAAATTCTAAATCACTAGTAATTGTATATTGTAATTTCACGACGTCTCCCTCAAAAATCTCAACACCGTTTTTATCAAATAGCCCTGTGGACTGCATGAGGACATAATCGTCAAGGTTATCCTCGACAAAATGAAACGTCTCTAAGCGACCAGAGCGAAACTCGTCATCAGCTAAGCTGCATCTGTATATTTTGCGTTCACTTGATTTAAAGCCATCAATGCTATACATTTTTTTGGTCTTTTTATTAAATGCCCTAAATTTTGGTATCATTCCACTTCCTCCAACTTTTCGATTAACCAATCAAGGTTCTGCCGTGCTTTTTTAAGGTCTTCAACGCCATTTTTAGCATGATATCGTAGTAAATACTTAACAGCATTGCCCCAGTAAAAACCTTCCTCGTGCTCTGGACAAGCTGAAAAGTTTTTAACCACATCGATTGCTTCCATGCCATGCCTGCCTTGATAGTGTGATGGTTTTTTAATGTTATCTGTCGTATCCTGACAAGCAGCTTCAAGCTCCTCAATTTTTTTAAACGTATCTTCCGTCAGCATCTCTCCACCTCTCTCAAAAAATCTATAATCAATTTACACTCGCTCTCATTTGGCAATATTCTGCGTTCTAAGAGCGCTTCTAGATTCCAAGCATAAATACCTATCTTGTCTGCTAAAACTTCGTCAGACACCTTTGTTTTGTCTCTACGGGCTATTAATAATTCCACTACATCGTAAGGCAACAGATTATTGTAAGATTTAGGTGTGTATTTAATATCTTTATTAAACTGTCTGTGTCTTTTCATAAGCCCATCTCCCAAGCCTTGGCAAGTGCATTCATACGCTTGACTTTTTTGGCAAGCTTAACGTCACCGTAGTTTTTAAACATACACTTTTCGTAGATTTTGTCATCCTCGTCTGTCTTTTTTTGTTTAAGACGGTAAGACTGCTTGATTAACGCCACCATTTCCTCTGTCGTGTAGATTTGTTGGAACCATTCCAATACATCAGGCGGCGGCAATCTGTTTAGTTTTTTATAGTATTTGACTGACTTATAAACTCTGATAGCTTCTTCCTGATCTGTAATGATAATATTGTTGTCTAAAAACTTTTTAATAGACGGCTTCATCCGTTTGTAAAAATCATCTACTAGTGTCATAATTCGTTTATTTTTACCTCGATTCTAGGATTTGGACTATACAGCTTTCGCGTAGTGTGCTCGACAATGATGTTGTCATCTGTCCACACAACCTCTGATTTTGATATGCTGTCATAGACTGCTTTTTCAAGATTGTCTAAATCTGGTTTTTTCGGCACATATAAGAGCTCGTTTATATAATCCTGATACTTTTGTTTAGTCTTATCTCTGGCACGCTCTGACGGCTTTTTAGACACCAATTCTGGTGCTTTTAGATAAAAAGTAACATCAACTTTTAAACCGTCGTCAAAATAAGGCCCTTCGTAATTGTTTTTAACATAGTCTGTGACTTGTTTCCTCCAAGCCATCATATCTTTGTCTTCGTAAGCCCCGCTCCATCTGCTAAAGCGTGGGCGCTTTTGAGGTTTTGGCTCAATCGGTATTGTAAATTTAACCACTACTCCTCCAATTCGTCTTCGTATCCTATAAACTCTGCGTGTCTGCCATCTGGTCTCCTCTTTTTATGAGCTGGCGACGCTATAAAAACTATTGTGTCAGCGGTAACACCAAGTCTTTCTGCTAGCTCATGCTTTGTGCCAACATCTACAAAAGAGTCTCCGTCGTAAACCGCATATATCCTTTGTCTATATCTGTTAGCCATATCATTTAAAACGGCAGATCATCGTCTGAAATATCCATTGGGTTTGAATTGCCAAACGGTTGACTGTTATCGTTTTGCGAAGAGTTACCTTGACCAGATTGTTGATTACGACTTTCCAACATTTGGAAATTATCTGCAACAACTTCTGTTACATAGACACGTTGTCCTTGTTGGTTTTCGTAGTTACGTGTCTGAATACGACCCGTAACTCCGATCAAAGCACCTTTTTTAGCCCAGTTGGCTAAATTTTCAGCAGACTGTCGCCAGATAACACAGTTAATGAAATCTGCTTCTCTCTCCCCGTTTTGCTCTTTAAATCTGCGGTTTACCGCAAGTGTGAACGTAGCTACAGCTACTTGACTCGCTGTATAGCGAAGCTCTGCGTCCTTGGTCATGCGACCAACTAGTACTACATTATTAATCATTTTTTTGCTCTGCTTTCTTTTTTAATTTATTAATCAAATTATCAGTCGATACAATCTGTTCTGTGCGTAAATCTTCCAGTGTTTTAACTTTTAAGGTATCTGTTAGCCATTTTGTTAGCTCTTCGACATTTTGATTTGTGGCTTTTGCAATATCGCTTAAATCAGATTTATAAGTCTCTACTTGGATATTGCTGATTTTCGGGGTTTGGAAGCTTGCCCCTTTTGACGTTTTATTTGTTGGTTTTTGCGATTGATTTGTTTTGTTGGGTTTGCTAGCTTCATTGCCGTCATCATCTTGATCGCTTGTTATCCCAAAAATTGCTGATAGTGCGTAGCGTTTTGCGTAAGTGATAGCCGAACCAGCGCCTTGTACATCATTTTTTGTTGGTTTAACACTTAAAGGTCCGTATTCCACCCATTCGCCACTCGTGTGCATGACTAGCGTTGCAACATCGATATAACCGTTTTCTGCGTTTGTTGTTGGATCCTGCGAAAAAGATATCCCGTTATTAGCAAAGGCTTTTGTAATCGCTTCCGTCACGTTTTCTAGAGGCACGTATTTGCTTTTGAAAAAGGGGTTGTCTTTATCTTTTAGCGGTTGCTTTACCTCTAGCTGAGCTTTACAAAAGGCTTTAGCATATTCTGTTATACTTTCTGATTTCCTCATTTACTTTACCTGCAAACTTTCTGTTTCGATTAGTTCAACTCCAGATATATCAATTCCAGATTTCAAAGCTTTCGAGATCTCAGATTTCATTGGTTTGTATTCAATTTTTTCTTGCATGTAATCAAGAGGAATTTTTGTTTCGTCCAAAATCTCTACTTTTTTGCTTTTTCGCAAAGACACCTTAAACATTCCAGCGTCAACTTTTTTCTTTTGGCTCAATTCCATTGCACGCCTGATTGTCTCTTTGTATTTTTCCACTTTTGCTTCTGCTTGCTTTTGCTTTTTGTAAAAAGCTTCTTTTTCGGCTTTATACATTTCGACGTCAGCTTGAGCATTTTTTAACATTTTGACAAAATACTCAATGGTATTTTCTAAGTCTGATTGAAAATCAATGCTGTCAAGCGTATTTTGAAAGGTTTCGTCGTCTAAATCTAAACTTTCCAGATAAGCGGCGATTCCCTCAAGTTCATATAAATAAGCCATGTTATTTCCTCTTTCTGTATTTTAATCATCCAAAATGTGTTGTTTAGTGGACCACTTGCTGTCAATCTTGCGATTAACGATTAGCTCTGGCCATACATCAAATTCCGTCTCGATGTAGTCCATCAAGTCTTCGTCTGTGTAGTCTTTAAAGGTTTGATAAGTCTGTTTTAGCGTAGGTTCTTCGCTACCTCTAAGACAGTCAATCGTAAAGATAAGCGCATCTCTAAAATTGCTGTCAAAGGTTACGAGCTCACCGTTAATTCTGATTTCAACCATATATCCCTTCCTAAATCGCATATTTCTTGCGCAATTGCCGCAATAGTGTCACGTACTGTGATTTATCAACTAACCCGAAATCAAGCAATCTCTCACGCTCTTGATGGCTTGCTCGGTACCAGATAAGCGTCTCTCTATGTTGTTTTGTCATAACGCATTCTCCTGTTTATATCGCTCTATTCTCAATCGGTCTGCTTCTGCCGTTGTTATTCCAAGGCCGAATGCGTATAGGTTTATCCAATTAAAAATTGGCTTAACTCCTTTTTTTTCGATTCCTTCGGCGCAGTAACTAGCAAACTTAGCAAAAGTCTCTTTACTCGCCGTTTTACCAAAATCTTTTTTGATTTGTTTGTTAAAAAAATTAAAAATCTCCTGATCCATCTTCTATACCGTCTATGCTTCCTAGTGCAAATTCTTTTAAATCTGGTTCTTTGTAGTCTGGATTCGACCAGCTTGGGACGTTGGATTGATGATTTTTATTTTGACTGAGCTTTTTATTTTCAAATTGCAACCTAGCAAATTCGACTTTCTCGACTGTATCAATCCCTTGTCGCTTCCAGTTGTTCAAGACTCTGTTTAAGTATCTAAGGTTTGGTGCGTTGTATAGAATTGTCGATTTTAGTGCCTCGTTAACAACTTCAACAGGCATCTTCTCTTCGTCAATCCACTTATTAATGTCTTCAATCTCAAATGGTGATAAGAGACGCATCCAATTATTTTGGAAATTATCAAACAGTTCTTTTTTGTCCAATGCTTCTCCTTTCTTCTTCATCATCTTATTGTCTGTTAGTATTTATTGTTATTTAGTATTTATTTAATGTTAGTATTTATTAGTGTGCGAAATTCTAACTTTAGATTTTCTAACTTTAGATTTTCTAACTTTAGAAAATCGCATTTTAGTCGGAGAGTTCATTTTCTAATTGCTCAACTAATCGCTGAAAAACTTCATCACTAATCTTACAATCCGAACAGAAACGGTAATGTTGCAGTCCCTCAGAACGCCTAGTTATCTTTTTGTAAGTTCTAACATATCCTGCCTTCTCAAGCTCTCTAAGGCCTGCTCTTACAGAAGCTAAACCATCAGAATGTCTTCTAGCAAGCTCTTCTGGGTATACTCGCCACTCATCTTTATTTCTTAGGATGGTCAATAGCAATCCAACGGATTTATAAGATAGTTCTTTATCATCAATAAACTCATTACTAACACTAGTAAAATTACCTCGTAGCGTCTTGAAAAATGTACTGCATCAGCTGACCACCTCTCCTCTAGAGCGCTTCTCGCTCCATCCTTTGCTGTTTTCTAAAGCTACTTCCCTAAAAATTCTTCGCTTATTCTCTGGTGAATTATGTTTTTTTATGACTTCATACTGAATTCTTGCAATGATTGCTAAGATAATCGTTGTTGTTAATAAAAATAGTTCTAATTTGTTCATGTTACGCTCCTCTAGCACTCCCCAGCGCTTATTGTTTCATTAAGTGTTTGATTTCGTTGACATCAGCAAGACAATACATTTTGTCTTTACCGTTTTTAAAAGATTTAAGGCCATAGCTCTCCATGCGTTTTATAGTTTGCCATGAGTAGCCGTATTCATTGACGAGCGTTGTTTGATTGACCCACTGATTCGCTAAATCTTTTTCCTGTATGAGTTTCTTAAACTCATCAAAAAGCTCTTCTGCTATCTGCTTTTTTAGTAAATCGTAAGTAAGTTGTGATTGCATAGATTTATCACCCCTTTCGTGGTATAATCTAAGTAAATAGTATTCTTTAGAGTCCGATTGCCGTCGGACTTTTTTTGATATAATCATCTCGAAAGGAGGTGATTATATGAATAAAGATTTCAACAATTTCGCCCAATCTCTAAGCAATGGTAAAACCGAAGAAATTCTGGAAGTTATTGAGTACCATTACAATAGATATGCGAAAGAAAGCGAAGGGGGATCTGTAAACCTTGAAAAGTTAATACTTAGCTCATCATACTTTGCGGCTCTCGAAATGGTTCGACACTATCACGAGTGGCTTCAGCAATCTGACGACTAAAATCAGATAACTCCTCTTTAGACATCAGCTTGAGACTGATGTCTTTTGCTTTTCTGTTTTTCTTCCCGCTATACGGATATCGTTTTGGTCTCATGTGGTTTTCCTTTCTATCTGTGTAGTTCCTCCTGCGTGCTATAATAAAGCTATCATTACGAAAGGAGGAAAAGTTATGCAACGTCAATACGTTTCATCTAGTAACGCCCGAAGTGTTGATTGGGAAAATAACACTTTGGAAGTTGAGTTTAATAATGGTTCTATTTACCATTATCACAATGTAAGCCAAACGGAATACCGTTCTGTTCTTGTTGGGTCTGTTGGCTCAAATATTCATAGATTAGCTAAGATACACACTTATACACGTATTGTCTAATCTAGTAGAGTTCCGCTCACTGGGTGGAACTCTTTTGTTTCCACAAGCCGAATACCATCCACCGTGATAATAATCTTGCTATGTAAACATGTCTTTGCTAGAAATTCTGAACCAGCTTCTAGTTGTTTGATTAAATCCTCTGGCATACTTTTCTCCCTTCGTTAGTTTTGTTACGTTTCTAAACTGGCAGATATTCCTGGTTAAAGAATTTATTAATAAAGTATTGTTGCCCTTTACCAGTAACTTTTGGGGTTACATTTGTTGTAGTGTGACCGTCAGAGTGATTGATGGCTGTTTTTTTGAGTTCAAACAATCCAAGCTGCATACTTTTTTGCGTTGGCTGATTCCAAGACTCACCACGGCGACTGATTAGGTAGCCGTTGGCTCGTAACCACTGAAATAGCTTATTCTGACCAATATTGACTCCATTCTGTTTCAGGATTTTAGCTAACTCACCAATCAGACAAGATGATTTGCTAGCACTTACAGCATCAGCAAATAGTACTTTGGGACGGTCTGCCTCGATTTGTGCTTCAAGTTTATGCACTTTCTTATCCGCCATCAGCAACGCCCTTGCCATGATTTTCTCAGGGCTGTTGAAGTCTTTTTCGATTTGGATAAAGTATTTGCGGACTTGTTTAGACTTTTCGTTCCGTTGAAGCATCGCAATTTCTTTAGCCATGTCTAGTTTTAGAACGTGGTCTGTATATTCTGTTTGATTGCCCTGAGCTGTTAGTCTTTTTTGACTAATAGCTACATAGTCTTCATTTTCTTCAAACCCATAATCAGACATTCGTTCTAACCATTTTGTGTACTGAGTTTTAATTTCTAATGCTTGATGCAAATCTCGACCAGAAACAATAGGTTCTTGGTTTTCGTTTAGTGTTACTGTGATAAGATTATTCATATTATTCCTTCTATCTGATTTTTAAATCCGAAATAACTTTTAAGACAAAGCGATTTGATGCTGGGTCTTTTTTTCGTCCAGCAAGAATATTCGCCACATCTTGCGGTTCTTTGCCATAAGTAACTGCTAGATCAACTTGTTTAAGATTGTTATCAAGCAAATACTTCTTTATTTTTTCGATGGCGATTGCGTTATCTGGCATTTATATACCTCCTTTTCAAAAATAAGTAGAAAATATTAATAAAATATACGGAAATCGTTATTCTGCTCAATGATTTTTGTAACCATCTTGATTTTTTTGACTTACAACCTTATAATGAAAGTACCTTTATTACAAAAAAGGAGTTGATGCAAATTGGCAAAATTTTTGAAAGGTACTGTGACTAGATGAGTTATATAAGCTAGGTAACAACAATGTTTTTTATCGAAGACGTTTAACACACGGAGCCTGACGCTGACTATAAGGGCGACTGCAGCGCGACTTATAGCAGGCCTGTCAGATAACTGCCGAGTGGCGTCCAAGGACTAGCTTATACATGATGAAAGCAGTGTCGGAAGCAGGACCGACGAAGTTTCAGCCAACAGTTTACACCTGTTGCTCAGTCTTAATAAAAACTTGTAAACACTTTCCAATGTGTAATAACGGAGAGTGTTTTTTATTGAGCAGAATAATTTCCGTAGCACCATCTAGATAGCAGCTAGGTGGTGTTTTATTTTTGTAAGCAAGAAAGTTAGTAAAAAAATAACATTTTTGTGTTGACTTATTTTACACGTTAATGTAAAATGAAGGCATAAGAAAAACCTAGTTATAACCTTTATAACTCTTTTATATTGCGCAGTTCCCCAACTACTTTTAAAAGATTTGTAAAAAGTTTAACTTCGTTTTTTACTAACTAACTATCTTACAAAAACTATTTTACTCTATCGTGTGAACTAAGTCAATATTTTTTACTCGAAAAAGTTAAATTTTTTTTGTCATACTTTCAGAAAGGTTGATATGACAATGTTTGAGGTGTATTCAAGAATTGAAGCCTTAGCTAAAAAAAGAGGAGTATCTCTCCAAAAGGTCGCAACTGATATAGGGCTGAGTGAAAACTACATTTATAATTTAAAAAGTAAAAAAACGGCTAATACAGACCCAATAGAAAAAATAGCTAACTACTTTAATGTTTCTACCGACTATTTACTTGGCAGGACAGATAATCCTAAGATGGCTCAAGATGGGCACACTTCGGTCGCAATCGATCTAAAAAAAGATGCAGAAGAAACCTTCTTCTTCGACGGACACGAACTCAACGACGAGGATATAGACCTTATCACATCTATATTGGAAACGCGCATCAAAAATAGAAAATAGAGAGGGCAGCTCTATGATGACACCAGAAACAGTCTGCCAGGAAAAAGGAATCGATTTAGTTTACTTTGACGGTAGGGGTACAAATATCCCTGGAATGTTTAATAAAAAACACAACGTCATTGCGATTGACACTTATCTTGACGGTATATATAAACACAAAGTCATCTATCACGAACTAGGACATAGAGAACATACTGCGAGTTATTACAAGCTAAACAAAGAAAAAGCAGAGCTACAAGCTGATAGGTGTATGATACATCATCTCTTAAAAGAAGAGCTATCCTATTGGGATAATATGGAGGATTTCAACTACATCCAATTCATGGAAAAGTATGAACTGACCTCAATCGCTGACGAAGTGATGGTTAAAGAAGAATTTAAAAATTTAATTTAGGGGATTTATTGTGAAAAAAATAGTATATTTGTTTACCTTATCAGTCTTAATAGTATGTCTCGGAGCTTGCACTGGTGGCTCAAAAAAAGATACAACATCAAAGACTCCCTCATCGGATACTAGTAAAGTATCTGGAGATATGAGCGAAAAAGAATACTTTGATACTCTAATATCTAAGATTGATAAAGTAACAACAGATAACTACAAATCAGATGAGTATCTATTTTATGACTACAAAACAATTTTAAGAGACCCTAAAAAGTACTTTTCCCTTAAGGTCAGAATCAATAATTTAAAAATAATACAAATCTCTGATAAAGATAAATATACTAAAATGCTAGCAAACACCCCTAACGGGGACTTGTATATGTTGTTTATCGAAACCAAGCGACTAGAAACTAAACTTTTAGAAACTGATAATATCACTATCAATGGAAGATATTTATTATCTTATGAATATACGACAACAAGTGGTTCTGAGAATAGTGTCCCTCTAATTTATATAGATGGCTACTTACTTTTAGATAAATAAAAAAGCCCCACGCTCAAATTTTGGTCGAGGAGAGCGTAAGGCAATATGCAATCAATAAGAAGTAAGCTTTAAATAGCTCATTTTCTTATACTCTGAATTATATCACACAAAGGAGGTGATGCCAATATCCTATCTCAAAATCAGCACTCCCCAGCGCAAAGAGAGAGGAAAAACAATGATTGAAAAATACACTAAAAAAGATGGCACAACTGCCTATCGCTTAAGAGCATACCTTGGGGTTGATCCCGTGACTGGTAAACAAGTCAGGACAACTAGGCAAGGTTTTAAAACAGAAAGAGAAGCTAAAAGAGCCGAGGTAAAACTTATTGATGATTTCCAGCGTCAAGGCGCTTGGAAAAGTAATGATAAAACTACATTTGACGATGTAGCTAAACTGTGGTTTGAGCAGTACCAAAATACAGTCAAACCGTCAACATTTCTGGTTAACCAAAATTACTATAAAACAATTTTAAAGCCACATTTAGGGCAACTGCAAATGACGAAGATAACTGTCATGATTTGTCAAAAATTTGTGAATTGCCTGTCTCGATATAGCGGATATACGCTTTATCTAAGTCTAGCAAACAGAATTTTTAAATTTGCTGTCAACTTAGGTATTATTGATAACAACCCAATGAACAAGACGTTGAGATCAAAGTGCACTTACAAAAACGTGGATACACTCACCAAAAAATATTACACAAAAGAGGAATTGAATACTTTCTTGAGGCTTGTGGAAGCTGAAGAAACTCTAGAGATGCGTCTGATTTATAGATTGCTGAGTTATGGCGGTTTTAGGATTGGTGAATTAATAGCTTTAAAAGATACCGACTTTGATTTCCGCAACAATACTATCAGCATTACAAAAACCATTGCTTATACAAAAGAAGGATGGGCTGTACAATCTCCTAAAACCAAAAAAAGCAATCGCACTATATCAATGGACGCTGAGACCATGTCGTTAGCCAAATTATATATTAAGCAAAGTATCAAACCTTTACACGGATCGTTTAAATTGTTTAATTTTGCTAGCGACACCGTGAGAAAAAGACTGGACAGATTTATATTGAAGCATGGATTAAAAAGGATTACTCCCCACGGGTTTAGACATACCCACGCTTCGTTGTTGTTTGAGGCTGGGATTCCCGCTAAGATTGCACAAGAGCGGTTAGGCCACGCTAAAATAGCAATCACGATGGATTTATATACTCACTTGTCCAAAAAATCAAAGGATAATGTTGCTGACAAATTGGCCGAACTCGTCGCTATTTAA